GTATAAAGCTTCTTCAGCCATTTTATTTACTTTCATTTCAGCGTCTGTGCCAAGGCCGTCTGATATATATTCAAGTACAATAATCTTACCTGATAAGTCACTACTAAAACTAAAGCTACCAGTTCTTTCGTTTATTGTAAAAAACCCGTTAACCTGTGTAGTCTCAGGTGTAGCGCCGTACCTTTGCCCGTAATCACTTCTTAAGTAGTCATTTGTAGTTAAATACAAACTGTCTTCAGATGATAAATCACCTGATATATTTTTAGTATCAAACGCTTTCCAGCGCTCTTCTGTAATAGAGCTGCTTTCTACTGCATTGCCGTCTGAGTCAAAAACATAATTGTAATTTTCATCTTGAACTAAAGGCTCTGTAGGATTTATAGTAAGTCTAGTTGGATATATAATTCTACGAACGCCTGAGCTATCTATGTAGCATACTTTTACGTAGTTAACGTAATCTTGAGGCATCGGCATAGAAAGTGATGGCCCAAGTTCTATTTCTTGAGACTTAACGGTTTTAAGCACGTCATAGCTAAACTCTTGTAAACCACGCTTAGCGTGAAACACTACATCAGATTTAGCCACGTGATCTATTAATTTGCCGTCACCTACATAAGCTATCATAAAGTTATCTACAATGTCTTTTATAGACGTGTATTGATAATTACCAAAAGTATAATCTAACAACTTTACTTCAACAACACCACCGTTTACCTCTAATAATCTTTCTTTTTCGGCTGCTGTTTTTTTGCTTATAGATTGCTCATTTGCGCTCCCAAAAGGTGATCCACTAATAGTAAGAGTAGCTCCTGATATATTAAAATGCGGAAACTCTACATTATCAATAAAAAGCCTTACTTGACCTGTTGTTGGTAGCGGATCAAATGTAAGTGTAAAGCCACTGTCAACATTCTTATCTCCTGCAACAACAACAAATGTTTGAGATCCATTGTAGTAGTTTTCCTCTGTAACTGTTCCTAATAAACTCATATTATTGCTCTTGTTGTGTTATTGATTGTTGTTCTTGTTGTGCGGCTTGTATTACAAGCGGATCTTTTATTGTAACGCCGAAGTATTGTAGTATGCCTAATATTAAATCTACTTCATCAGAAGGATGTAAAGTAAAGTTAGAACTAGTATTTATATCAAAACTATAAACAGGTGTTCCAAAACTTTCAGTATCTATTGTTGAAGTCCACTCTGGATCTTCTGGCTTGGCAACATAATACAAGTCAACACTAGTTACAGTGCTAGGAAAAACATATATTAAATCCGCTGAGTAGTAATATACCGGAAAAGTAGTTGATGGTGCCGTTAATTTTGAAGAAAATAAAAACGGTATTTTAGACTTGTCGATGCGCTCTATGTCTGTAAAAGAGTCTGTTGCTTTTAAACTTAAAGTATAATATACATCGCTATAAGTAATTGCTAAAGTTGTATTATACCCAGGAGGTACAAAATAACCTGAGTCATCTAAAGTCAAAGTAGTATTTTGGCAAAATGGATCAAGTTTATCCATTATTTTTCTAGGTATGTCGCCATAACCTTGTGCTCCTCTACCAGCTGTTTGCTTTGCTACAGCTCTATTGTATTCGTAAAATGCTCTATCAAGTAATTCTAATTGTACAACTTTTGCTATTTTGTTAAAGTTGTCTGGCGTCATATAGCCGCTACCTTTTTTGTTTAGTATAGATAATACTGTAGTATATACTTTATTTACGTCAATCGCCATATTTTTTTATTTATTATAGTAGTACAGCCACCATTATAGATGGCTATACCACTTATAATAGTTACGCTATTTTAGCTTTTTTTCTATTGATTTGAAAACTTCTACACCTTCGTCTGTTTTTAAGTATGCAGCAAAAGCAGAGTATGGGTTTTCATCAAAAGGCACGGTCATTAATTTCTTATTATTTGAACCCCATGCAAAAGTTCTTTGATCTTGTGATAATTTAATAATACCCATTTCAGCAGCTTTAACAGCTAAATTTCTAAGCATTACATTTTCGTCGTTTACTAGTTCTAAAAATAATATTGGATTATTTCTAGCAAACATATACAAGTCTCTTTTAAGTTCAGCAGAACTCATTTTGTCAACGGCAGATCCTAATTCAACTCTAAGTATTGCTTCTGCTTGATCAACTTCAATAGACATCGCTGTATTCAAAGCCTCCATTTCAGTTTCAATACTTACTAAATCGTCTTTAGCTTCAGCTACTTCGTCTTTTTCTTCATATACATAACCTTTTCTAGGGTGATATAAACTTAAAAGCTTTTGTAGTGGTTGATTTGTTTTTGGAACATAAAGACCTCCGTTTTCAAATATAATATGACCTAGTATTGCTTTATTATCTTGCTCGTCTACAAAACAAGATTTTTGATTACTTGCATATCTTATTTCTCTATTGTAACCTTTTTCTTCGTCAAACCATAATAATGGTTTTCTAGGTGTAGATTTAGATGATAAAACATAAGTCAAAGGATCTCCTCTACCTATTAATTTATAAACTCTATCTTTTATTTCCCAGTTAATAGTTTTGCCACCTTCCTTTATTTCCCAAGAAAGGTTTTTTGTTTTTGTTTCCATAATATAATATAATTAAATAGTTTGTAAAAATAAAAGCGTAGGGGCCGAAGCCCCTTTGCTTTCATTAATTAATTGACTTATGAGTCGTGAGTTACTTCAACGTTAGTAATATCAGCATCACAAAATACAGAATTATCTTGATCAGCAATAACCACAAATCCGCTATTATCATCAAATGTTGCCGCATTAATAGCTGAGCAAATTGATTTAATAACTTTTTTAGCAGTTCCTGCCGTAATAGTTAAATCTACACTGTCAATCTCAGTTGTCGCACCTGGTCCTGTTACAGAAGATACAAATTTTAAAGCTAATGATGTATTATCACCAGCTGGTATGCTAAATCCTAAAAAATTTTTTACAGGATAGCAAGCTAATTCAGAAGCAGCATTTATGCCGTCTCCTTGTGTAAAATACATGAATTTGTCCATTTTTGTTTAGTTTTTAAAGGTTAATATTATGATTCTTTTAATAATACAAAGTTATTAGCACCTTGAACTACTAAACATCTTTCAGACAAATAGTGTACTTCCATGATGTCATCTCCAGTGTAAGTTGCAGATCCTACAGAACCAGTTACCCAAGACTTAAGTCTTCGATCGTCAGTTTGTGAAGTTCTATATCTTACGTGTAAGAAAGGACGAGTCATGTTTTTACCTAATGACTGATCGTAAACAGTTGAAGTTCCAGCAGGAATTAAAATTCCAGAGATATCTCCAAATCCGCCACGAGCAGAAGCATCGTTTAAGTATTTCCAGTCTGACTTGTAGAAATCGTAAGATCCTCTACGGAAAGCAGAGAAACCTAAGTTTAAAGCCATGTCAGCATCGTTTTCAAAAACACCGAAAGAAGCACCACCTTGATAGTTAGCATTTAATCCAGCTACCATATCATCAATAGTAAGGGCTAATTCACGATTAACATATAACATATTTTCTTCAATAGCACCTTGCTTATCTAAGTTTTTCAACAAGTTGTCAAAATCATTAAGTGAAGCTAAATCTTCATATATGTTACCTCTTGAAGTTACAGCCGCAAAAAGACCTTCAGATCCATTTACGTTACTAACGTGATCAGCAACACCAGAAGATGCTTCTGTCAACTCAGCTTCAATCATTACAGTTTCTAAGTAATCTTCAAAACGCAAGCGAGTTTCGCCAGCTGATTTTAAATACCAAGAAAAACCAGATTGTCCAGCTTCATCAGTAGTTTCAACCCACCCGATTTGAGCAGTATCAGAACCATCAATTTTAAAGTGATCTTTAATAATTAAAGGTCTGTTGCTAAATTGAGTAAATGAAGGCTTAAGCTCGCCTGACATAGAAGAAGAACCTTTTGCAAATTCAGAACCATAAACAAATACGTTTATTTTATCAGAATCAGAAAAAGTAACTTCGCCAGAGTTAAGCTCGTCTTGAGTGTAAGGCTTAAGTGTAAATGTTTGTGAACTTACAGCAGAAACGTAGCACTTAAGAGTTTTAAGACCAGTAGCGTTGTCAGTTACAATAACAGTATTACCTACTCTTAAAGAGTTATTTAAAGCACTTCCTAAAGTACAAAGACCAGAAGAAGCAGTAGTTACAACTACAGTAGAGTTAGCAGTTACGTCATCATTTTTGTAAGCGATGTGTAGTCTATTTTGCTCAGACCAAATTATTTGATCAGAAGTCATAGGCATTTCAGCGCCTACCATTTGTAAAAATCCTCCGATTGTACGATTTCCGTAGCGCTCTACTTCTTGCTCATACAACTCAGGTAGATATTGTTGTGCCCATCCAGCAGTGGCGCTTGACGTAAAGTCAATATAGTTTTGATCACTAACTGTAAGACTTGGTGAAGGAGTTAGCGAGTATGAACCAGCTAATCCTAAAGATGTGTTAAATCCCATTTTTTAGTTTTTTAAATTGTTTTTATTTTTTTCTAATTTTAAATTTCAACCTTGAACTATCTTCACCACCTAATACTCTAACTTTCATGCCACCTGCATCTACAACTGGTTTAACAGTTCTAGGGCTCATGTCAATATTTTTTGACTTAATAGCAGTACTTTTTATAGCATCAGCTTTACCTTGCTCATAAAAATGCGATACAATTTTATCGATGTTTCTACCCGCGTATAAAGCTTTGTGATAACCTGCAGCGTCTTTCATCATATCGTTTTCATCTAGGAACTCCCTGACAAAATTAGATATGTCGCTTTGGTAATCCTTAACCGCAGCAGCATCTTTTACATTGTACCTATATTTCTTGTCACCAACTCTAAAATCAAAACCTTTGAAATTTTCGTTGAAAACATTATTGGTAGTTTGCTCAAATTGCTTATACTGCTTTTGCTGGACTTCACTAGCGGCAGATTGTTTTTGGTTGTACTCGTTATAAAAGTTAATAGCATCTTGCTGATCTTTAGACAACTTAGAACCCAACTTGACTTCCTTGTAATACTCGTCTTTCATACCATTAAGAAACTTCTTAGCTTTCGCAACTTCTTCTTTCAAAGCCAACTTCTTTTTTCTAATATCTCGCTGTTCATCTAATTCTTCATCAAATGAAAAGCTGTCTTCAATTAAAAAATCAATCTCGTTATTGTCTAAGTGAGACTTGGTTGACTTATAATATTCTTTTAATAGCGTGTTGTTATCTACATTAGAGTAATCAGCGTTAAGCCTTACATACTCTTCAATAGTACCACCTGTTTCTTCCATAAACTTTACCAAACTTTGAATATTTTCTGGTAAAACTACTTTTGGCTCAGGTGTAATTTCTTCTTTAGTAACTTCTTGTGCTACTTCAACTACAGGCTGCTCTGGTTCGTCAGTTACTTCTTGTAAAGCCTTTTCGACGACTTCTTCTTGCTTAGCGACTGGCTTTTGCGTTTCTTGTGCTTGCACTTGCACTTCTTCTTTAGCATCTGTCTGTTCTGTTTTATTTTGAAAATCTTTTAATTTTCTTAGGTCTAACTTAATAGTACCATCTTCTTTTACTTCTTTATAAGAAGTATCTTCTTGAGGTGTTTCTTCCACAGCTTGAGTCTGCTCAACTGTTTCGTCTACCACCTCTTCTATTGGTTGTGTTTGTTCTGACATGATAAAATATTATATAATTGTTTATTTATTTTCAACGCGGCTCGAACTGTTCAAGTCCAAATCCACCTAAGTTGTCTTGCCCTGCGGACTCAAAATTTTTAGGCGGTGCGTTGTTTTTTCTTTGATCTATAAGCTCACTTTGTTGTGATGCTTGTATTTTAGTTCTCTCGTCTTTACGATCTTCTTTGAACTTGTCTTTTTCTTTTACAACAGCAAGCTGTGCTTCTTGTAATTGTTTATTAATCTCAAACTCATACTGCATTAACTCTTTCTTAATTGCAGCTTCTCTTTCCATTTTAGCTATTTCAAGCTGTGACTTCATTTGCTCTAACTGAGCTTTTGACTCTGTAAGCGCTTGTTGCTTTTGCATATCTGCAGCAGCAGCAGCTTGTGCAGCTTGCGCGTTTGCTTGACTTTGTGCTTGTATGTTTTGCTGAGCTTGTTGTTGATCTAAATCTTGTTTCTTTTTTCTACGTATTTTAAGTAGCTGATTAGCTAGTTTAATGTTACGTACTTCTCTAATATCTATAGCGTCTTCTAAATATATCTGACCGCTCTGTAAAGCTACTTGAATATTGTTTTCTAGTTTAGCTTTTTCCTCTTCATCTGGTGCAAGCTCTAAAAATATACCAAAATCATGCAAGTGTAAGTTAGCCATTTCTTCTAAAGTAGAAACGTTAAACTTACCTAGTGTTTTTATAAACGACTCTCTAGTTGGTGAATACTCTATAACATCAGACACTCGCATTGCAATACACTCTGCCATTGTTAGGGTTATATACAAGCTTG